GCCGTGGCTGTCGCGTTATCCGTGATCGCTGTCGGCTTAACCGCCGAGACAAATTTGCAGTGTTGCAAGTCGTTCAAAATGTCACCTGTGCTTTCTTTGTTGGTTGTGAATTAGGCTGCTGCTTGGACCGTCAGGATTGGACCGGCTTCGCTAGCCGTTCCGCGCTCGTGACAATTCCAGTCCCATCGCATGGTCGATCGGTATGCGATTTGGTCGAGCTCGAAGTACCGCGAAGCGTCCGCAGCAATCGACAGCCGACGACGCATTCCGAGCGTTGCCGACATGCCCAAGTCTCCGAAGTGTGCGAACTTGGACGATCCGGTAATCGTCTTGGGCATTACGTTGACGAAAACAACCGGGTAGCCAAGGAATTGAACTACCGGACCATTGCCAAGGTCGTCTTTGTTGTTGCCGCCGGAAGCCAACTGCAAACGCCCGAGGACGTTGGACCAAATCGCCTTGTGACAAAACCACACCGGATTGATTCCAGGGAAGTCAGGAAGCTTTCCGACTGCCTCTTGGAATACCGCAATGGTCTGGGTAGCCATCGTATTACCGACGCTGGCCGTCACAATTGACCCAGCATTCAGCACGTTTGCTAGCCCCTGAACGCCGTGGTTTGTCGCTTCGCCGTTGCCCAAGAATCCAGCCGTGTCGGCTTTGAGTGCCTGGGCCCGAGCGATCGACGTAGCGAGCATTTCAGCGATCGAAATAACTGCATCGTCATTGAGTTCGCTTGGCACCCTGGTAAGAGTACCGAACTTGCGAGCGACCAAGTTGACCGGGCTGAACGTCGCATCGCTTGCCGTGATTTCGTCAGATTCGCCGACAGCATACGCCGTAACGTCGGACAATTGCCGAGGTACGCTCAGGGTATCCGATGCCATCGGATAGAGCCTGGAATATCGCGGAATCACGCCGTAGGACTCGAACAACGCGATGACCGCATTCTCGAATTCAGGTGGTACAAGCGTACCGCCTCGAAGGTCGTCGCTGCCGCTCATTACCGCTTGAACGCCGTGATCCTTGCACCATTGCTCGGCCTTGGGATCCTTGTAAATCGTCGCAAGGATGTACTTGCCTGATCGGTAGGCATTCAACTCGGCATCTTCGCCCTTGAACGCTACAAGAGGCTTGTGGGCCTTTGCCTGTGCTGGAATCTTGAACGGCTTGCCGGTTGGCTCGGAATCGGCTTGGGTCTCTCGGACCTGTCGAACCGAATTCGAGACAGCGGATTCGATCCGAATCGCTCGTTCGCGTTGCGTTGCAAGAGCCGTGATTTGGCCGGGGTTCTTGTCATCGCCAACGATCGAATCAATCTCGGTTTGCTCCTCGGTCGAAAGCTCTCGATTGTCTTCTTTGGCGATTGCTTGAATCGCTCCTACTTTGGCTTGTAGAGCCTCGATCTCTTTTTGTAGCTGCGTTGCACTCTTCACTTGGACTGCCCTTTGTGGGTTGTGTGGCAGTCGTTAAACCAAGATAGCGGCATGACTGCCACGGGAAACAAAATCGTTTTTACCGTGTGTCACTGCCGCTAATAAGTTGCAGAGTTGTTGGCACTTCTGGCCGACGCAATAAATCTAGGCTACTGGCCCGGGCTTGTCAAGTGTTTTGAAAACTGAGCCATTTTCGCCTGAAGTAAATTCGCTTTAGCTTGGTCGAATTGCGATGCCATTTTCTTTTTCTTCCGGTCGTCTTTGTTTTTTCCGTACCTAGCCGTTGCAAGGCCCGAAGCGATAGCCTCATCGACGTTGTACCATGTCTCGGCATCCATCATGGCTAGGATTTCGACCGGATCTTTCCCGAGGAAATCGGCGTAGATCTCGACCAGGGATTGATCGTAGCTTTCGAGTGCCGCTAGCGTCTTTTTGATTTCAGTCGCGTTTCCAAAAGCCACTCCCATTGCTCGATGGATCATAATCCGCGATCCATCGCCCATAAGACGCTTGGACCCGCCAAGGAAAATCACGCTAGCCGCCGACGCCGCTAGGCTGTCGTTGACGGTTGTAACTTCCCCTGCGTAGTCTTTTAGTAGATTATGAATCGCAATCCCTTCATCGGCCGCGCCGCCTGGGCTGTTGATCCGAATAGTCACCGCTTGCGAGCCGAAAGCCTTGAGGGCCTTTAGTACGCCGTCTTTGGTGATCGGATCTTCTGCCCATCCATCGCCGACGACTCCGGAAAGGTGGATTTCGTTGGTTTCGTTGTGTATCTCAATCATTCTGGCAAGCCTTTCAAGCTAAATAGGCGATTTTCCCACGTTTTAACCTCAGTTTCGACGGCTTTTTGAAGCGATTCACCACCGTATTTAGCCGCCAAGCCCGCTAGAATTCGCGTCGACTCTTGGCAGTGGATCCTTGCTAGGTCACGATCCAGTCCGATCGCTTCGATACTGTCGGCCAATTTCGCTTCCCATTGCGGGTACTTTTTGCCGATCCAAGCGACAAACTGAGCTTTTTTCGATGCGTTGATAGCGTTGTTCCCCTCGGTCTTGATTAAGCCCCGCAGCATTTGCTCGACGGCTCGATCATTGCGGGCTTGCTCTTGCGTGTCCTCTTGGTCGTCTTCGGGTTCGGGCTCTGGATCGTCACCCGATCGCTGAATATTCGGGTTGATGAATTCTTCGCCGCCCTCATAGGGGTTCAGGTCTAGCTTAGACCGGCATTCGTTCGGGTTCATGATCCGCGACGATACCGCCACGGAAAACGCGTCGATGGTTTCCTTGAGTGCCGTTCGCAGGATAGCCCCGGTATTGAATTTGAAGTAGGCTTTGTTTTTTCTGATTTCCAGTGGGGTCAAGAGCTTCATGTCGCATTGCTCCTCGAACTGGACTAGCCACCGATCCAAGCATTGCAAGTAAGCTATTTGGGTTTGCTCTCTGGAGTTGTACGAATCCGTTTCGCCATCGCCGGGCATCCCTTCGAGGCCAAAGAGCATCCCGATTGCCGTTTGATTAAACTGCTGCAAGGCAACGAATTGAGCGTCTGAATTGGACATAGAAACCGCGTTGGCCTTGATGCCTTCACGTAGCAACCCAGCTTTGCCAGCGTTATCCGATCCGGCTTCTGCTGCATTAAACGCATCAATAAACTTTTTGGCGTCTGTGTCGTTGCGGAACATTGCCGGAGGGGCTTCCAGGAAAAGCTTTGCCCGAAAGCCTTTTGCGATTTGCTGATTCTGGAACTTTATCGCCTCTTTCGATGTGCTGAAAACGACGTTTGCCAAATCGAGCAAGCCTAGCCCGTCAACGCCATTCCACGAAAACCCGCTAATGTGCAAAACGTCCGAGTCTCGAAAAACGATGTAGCCGTTATCGTCAGCGTCCCGCGTATCGAATAGCTCGGTTTTGCTTTGGTCTTCGGGCTTGTAAGCATGATACTTCAATCCCTCATGAATTACGGTCCAGGTTCTTTCGGGCATCATGGGAATAAGCTCCTCGACGCCAGTGCCGTTGCGAATAATAGCCGCCCTGCCATTGCCCCTCATGATTGCATGGCTCAATAGCTGCTGCTTAAATACCGTGGGGCTTTGAATCTTGTTTGGTTGTTTCCTCAGTAGCCTGTAGCCATCATGCTTGAGGTCGTTTTCGGCCCCTTTGCCTACCACCTTTTTTACGTCGATGGGTAGTCTAGCAAAGTCCCCGGTAAGCTTGTTGTGGGCGAAGAACGCCGGAGGGATGCCCATAGCGTCTTTGATGCCGACCCTAGCCGGATTAACATCCCAGTTAAAACCAGCCCATTGAACCAATCGAGAAAGCATATCCATTCATTCGCTCCTAAATGACGTAAAGTTTCCCGGTTGATCGCTCAGGCTGAAGGCTTGCAATCCGATAAGCCATAACCGCCGCAACGATGGGGTCGATCTTGTCTTTGCTTTTGGCTTTGTCAAACATCCACCTATCTTGCCGATCCTTGGCAATTATAGCGTTATTCGCGCACCAGCGTAGTAGCTTCGAGTCGGCAAATACTAGCCGCCCGTTTTTCATTAAGTCGATAAAATCGCGAATGCCCTCATTAAAGTTGGCTTGGTTCTGCGCCATTCGAGCCGCGACGACGCCCGCCTTAGTTAGCTTTTCTCCGAGTTGCTGCCCGTTGTATGGGTCATACGCCGCCGTCCCAATGTCGTTGGCCTCAAGGTCTGCCAAGAGCGATTCGGTAAGATCCTCGATAGGATAGGTCGCCTTGGTTATTTCCTCATCGAAGATGAATTGCGAAAAAGGCATCGCCGTCAAGTCGCGATTGCAATTCGCCGCGATGTAAGCCTTGGTCCGAATTTCATAGCGGTAGATTGTTTTACCGTCGTCTGTAATGTCGATCGGGAATCGAGCACAAAGAGCATACGCCGCTAAGTCGTCGCGTGCTCCAAGGTCAACCCCGGCCCCGTAGCCGTCGGCCTGCGACCAATCCGAGTATGGCTTAACGCATCGCTCAAAGTCCTCAAGGTCGAAGGCTTTTTCGGTCGACGATACGATTCGATTGCCGTGGAAGCGATCGAGCAAATTCCGTCCGATTGCCGTGTGGCGGAACTTGTTGACCTGTTCGCGAAGGTATTCGCGTTTGACTGAAATACCTAGGTTTGGATTCGCCTTAATCCAAGTCGATTCGTCCTCGAAGTCGTCATTCTTGTCTAGCTCGTAGATTAGGGCGAATAGCGTTTCGTCCTTGCTTACGCCCGATACCACGTTGGTAGCGTAGTTGTATTCCTGTAGCCACAAATCCGATTTATCGTCCCCTGCGGTTGTGATAATGACATGCAAGGGCTGGGAGCGTGAGCCGCTGCCAGTAACCATCGTGTCGTAGAATTTTCGATGGTGCTGGCCCCATGCGTGAACCTCATCCATGACTACGCAATGCGGATTCAATCCGTCGAAAGGTTTGTCCGAGGACACCTTGCGGATATAGCTGCCGTTGTGCGTGTACGTGATCGTTTCATTCCGAATGTCGGTCCTTGTTTGCATGGTCTTGGATTGTTGTACCATGCGTTCGCATTCG